GTGAAGTTATGATTGACTTTTTGATAGTCAATGGAAAGAAAAAAATATTTCATTAAAATGCATTGACGAACCAATGATTATGTTTTAATATGGAGTAATTATGAGAAATTTTTATATACTAGCAACTATGCTAATTCTTTCAGCATGTGGCGGTGGCGGTAGTGTTACATCACTTGCTACCCTAGAAATACAAACTACACCTCCTGCATCTGGCGGCGGTGGTTCAACATCAACATCTATTCCTGAAGGCACATATGCACCAACGAGAGTTATCGATGGTTATATTTCAGGTGCAAATGTTTTTGTTGATATGAATTATAATTTTCAACAAGACAATTGGGAACCTAGTGCTTATGAAGATGTTCAAGGAGAATATTATTATTTTGATAGTAATGACTTTACTCACATTGATAATTATGACGAGTCTTGTTTATTACAAAGGCCAAGAATTGCTGAAGTTCCTGTCGGTGCTACTGACTCGACCAGAGGAGTAGTAAATGAAGCATATGAACTTTACTTTGTACCATATAGAAATTTTCAAACTTCTGCTGAAGGAGTAGATGCAGGAAATGTAACACCTTTTACAACATTCTTAATGGATATGATTTCTGTAATGTTTCGAAATGTTAGTATCACTGAAGAAAATGCTTGTAGTAATGAATCGAGAGATTATGCATATTCTTTTATGATAAAGGTTCAAGATGCATTAAACGAATTAGAAAACAGGTTTGGTTTAGATACAGAATCGTTTTATGACGACTTCATAGCATCAGGTGATACAGAGAAACAAGCAATTGCAGAGAGATTAGTGGACTTTTTGCAGATAGCATATAAAGCAATGTATTCGATTGAAGAAGAATATAACATTAGCACATATTCTAATTTAGATTATGACTTGTTCAATAGAATTTTAAATGGCGAAGAGATTAACGATATAAGTTTCAATATCATCTCGATAACACGTGGCATAACAGAAGAGATTGTAGAAGGTGAAGAATGGTTGGTACATGATATCTATCGTGTAATGGATATGTATATCAACTCTTCAGGTCAATATTATGATATTGAGTCTGGAACAATCTATGAACCAACTATAGATAATTTAAAACTTTATGGTAAGTTTGATGTGTCAAATGTTCAAACATCTATGTTTAATGTATTTGATAATATTTCTGTAACATTAGAGTATCAAGTTATGGAAAAAACTATTGATGATGCAGAAAGACATTACATAATTGCATTTAACGATTCAAATTTTCTAGAATACAGAGAGACAAATAATTACAGAAGAGTGAAATCCAATAACTTCTATATTCAATTTCATAATGAAAACAATCCATATTTTGATTATGATGTTTTGAACATATTTGAGACAAGATATCCTTTGGATTTACAAAATCTTTTTGATGACATAAATACTATTGAAACAAACATGCCTAACTTTTACATGAATCAATCATATCTATATGAGGGCGACAATCAACGTAAATCAAATGGTTCATGGCAATATTGGGAACATGTTGATTATGATGGATTACTTTATAAGACGTGTGCAAATACTGATACAGAAACACAATGGACTGGTGATGAAGCATACGATACGTGTTTAAATAATATAGAATGAAAAATTTAAAATCTGATGAAGTTTTAAAACTAATTAGAAAAAAAGTAGAATATAAAAAAAATTTGAAACTTGCGAAAAAACAAGGTAAAGACGAGCAAGTTGCAAATTTAAGTAAAAAAATTCAACAATTAGAACACAAATTACATTCCCGCCCGCTTGCAAAAAACTAAATAATCATATAGATTTTAGGAGATTTCCATGTTAATAACAGAATTAATAACAGATTTAGAAGCAAAAATAGCTGAATGCGATAAGTGGCGAGCATACTACTCTAATAATTTATCATTAAACCACACATTTAATCTATACGATGAAAACGATAATGTTGTTGATAGTATTTCTTATAATGGAAATGGTGGTGGTGCAGCTATGTGGGCAGATTGGAGAAGTGCTAATCCGTCTCTAGATGGCACTAACGGTACAACTGCTGAAAATGCATTTTATGAACACTATGATGATTTTACTAACGAAAGATTCTATATCGATTCAGAAGGAGACGATAGTTTAGTTAAATCTAGGTCTCAGATGCAATCACATTATACTTCTCTTAAAGAACCTATTGTTGCAGACTTAGAACACATTCAATCTTTACAAGCTGCAGGTATAACTGATACTGATAATGCAGTTGTTCCTGTTGATTATGTGTCTGAAAGTGGTCATTCAAGAAATCCAGAGTAATATCTAATTACATAAAACATAAATAGTAGAAGCAATAAATCAAGCTCGAAAATGCTTGACTTTTTCTGTGGTTATGATAGGCTTTTACTAATATGGCAGTTAAAAATTTACACTTAGAACATCTAGAAGACGAAATTATCAATAATGGTATTGATGGTGGTCGTGCATCTATCAACTTTTTACAATCTCTCAGAGATATGATGAAAGGTAATTCAAAAGGTCGAGTAAATATGACCGTTAAGTGGGATGGTGCACCTGCGATATTTGTAGGTCCACATCCAGAAGATGGTAGATTTATCATAGGTAAAAAATCCATATTCAATAAAGTTCCGTTATTCTATGCATCTGAACAAGAAATCAAAGATGCACCAGAACTATCTGGTGACCTAGAAACAAAATTCATAGAGTCATTTAAACATCTATCTAAATTAAGTTTTTCTAGTATTCTGCAAGGAGACTTGATGTTTACAGATTCAGACAAAACGACTGAAAAAATTGGTGACTTGGATTATATAACTTTTCAACCCAATACAATTAAATATGCAGCTGTTGTCGGTTCACCATTAGCAAATGATATCGATTCTGCAAAACTAGGAGTAGTTTTTCATACGACTTACACAGGACCTACATTAGAAGATATGTCTGCTAGTTTTGGTGCTGATATATCTAAACTAGGACATTCAAAAGATGTTTGGTTAAGTGATGCATCTTATCAAGACGCTACAGGTAATTCTAAAATGACGGCAAAAGAAAGTGTTGAATTAAGTAAAAATTTATCAAACGTAGGAAAAGTATTCAGAAAAATCAAAAGAGTGGATTTACAAAAGTTTAATGATATCAATAGAATGTTTTTGAGTAAAGCACCAGGCGCTACTTATAAATCTTATGTAAATAGTAAAATCAGAGCAGGAAAATTCAATCCTAGTTATCCAGATTACATCAAATATGTAGATAAATATTGGGACAACAAAGTAATCAAAAAACTTAAAACACAAAAACACAAAGATATAAAAACAGAAATCAAATTACAATCACTATCAGAATTGAGAAGTTTAAAAGTTCTTATTGCTTCTTTAACAAAATTTCAAAGTAATTTGATATCAGCAAAATCAATCATACTAAAAGGATTAAATAGAGTTAAAAACATAGGTCATTTTGTTAAAACAGATAATGGATTTAAAGCTGTAAATCCTGAAGGTTATGTTGCAGTAGACAAAGATGGCAGTGCCGTTAAATTAGTAGACCGTATGGAGTTTTCACTAAATAATTTTAACGTAGCAAAAAATTGGGACAAATAATGAAAGAAGTAAGTTTTACATTTGGAAGATTTAATCCACCCACAACAGGTCATGCATTGTTAGTAAACAAACTAAAGAAATTGCCTGGTGATAAATTGTTATTTTCATCTCACTCAAACGATAAATTAAAAAATCCATTACCTCATAAAGTTAAAATAAAATATCTCAGAAAGTTTTTTGGCAAACAAGTTGGTGTACCTGATGCAAATGTCAGAACCGTATTTGAAATTGCTAGTGCATTGCAAAAAAAGGGTTATGAAAAAGTAAACATGATGGTTGGTTCAGATAGAGTCAGAGAGTTTGATAATCTGTTAAACAAATACAATGGTGTTAAAGCACGTCATGGTTTTTACAAGTTTAAAGAAATCAATATAATATCAGCAGGTGAACGTGACCCAGACGCTGATGATGTTTCAGGAATGTCTGCATCAAAAATGAGAGCATATGCTGAAACAGGAGATTTAAAGAATTTTTCATTAGGCGTACCTTCAAGAAATAAAAGAGATATAGAACAATTATATAAAGATGTTCGAAAAGGTATGGGTATTATCGAATCAACATTACCAGATTATATGATTGAAGATTTGATTACTGAAGGCGTATATGACCCAGGTATTTTTAAAGCAGTCTTCTTCTCAGGTGGTCCAGGTAGTGGTAAGTCAACCGTTGTAGATAAATTATCACTCAAAGCACTTGGTCTAAAACTTGTTAATACAGATAAAGCATTTGAAAATGGATTAAAGAAAGCAGGACTTACACTTGATTTACGAGGTGCAGACTTTAGTAAAGTAGACCCTATACGTGCAAAAGCAAAAAAGATTACAGGTAAAAACTTAGATGCATACATCGATGGAAGACTTGGTTTAATCTTTGATACTACTAGTGCAGACCTCAAAAAAGTTAATGCATATAAAACTATGTTAGATAAGATTGGTTATGAATCTAAAATGATATTTGTCAATGCATCATTAGAGAATGCACAAAAAAGAAACGAAGCAAGACCAAGAAAACTACCAGCAAATATAGT